TTACCCCGCTTACAATCGCTCCGTTATAGTAAAACCTATTGCTAGGCAGAGGCGGTTTTGCTTTACCCCTTTACATACTGCTAAAACGCAGAAACACTCTAAGCCATAACGACGACTTTTGAGCTATCCGTGGGTTACAATGGCACAGTAGAGCCCACTCTTTTGGTTTGTCTGTCCTCAGCAAGATCCGACGGCCCGTACTAGTACAAGCAGACTCAATGCTTTTAGTTGAGAGGATATATTACGACTGGTGTCTGTTTAGTGATTCAATAAGTGCCTTAGAACTGCCAACTCTTACGTTTATAATGCCGTTGTAGTATTCTTCAGTTTCTAGTACTTTACGATCAAACTGTTCTTTGGCTTCTAAATAACTTAGTTCGCCTCTGCTGGTGCAGTAGAATAGTATTTCTCTTGTAAAGTTTTCTGGGCCTAAATGTTCAACATCTGCATTTAGCTTGTCACTGCTTCCCCAATAGGTTCTCCAGTCACTTTCTTTAGTTGAACGTCTTTTGTTTTTCTTGCCTTTGAGTGGTTTTTTAGTTACTTTAAACTTTGCTAGTTTTTTGCCAATGTATTTTTTGCCGTTTGTGAGGTTGGTAATAAGATATACAAATCCTATGTATTCCTCACTAATTTCTTCTACTATTTTGTCTTGATAAGTCCATTGCATGTTTGTCTATAGCAACTAGTATATATGCCGTTTTTGTTATTTGTCAACCGAAATATATGTATTTTTTAATATTTCCCAAGTTTGCTTATATCCGTTATCAATCTGATAAAAATGTGTGCTTGCTTGTGCGGCTGTAAAATCATTGCCACCAGGAAAACAATTGTCTCCAAAATATATAGTTGTACCTTCTTGTTCTTTTATTGCTTGACTTTTGTCACATCCTACTGGAAAAATGTCAATACTTGTTTCACCTGCTACTTGTGCTACACTGTCTTTAAATTCTTGGTTGTAGTACATAGCAACAGTTTCTCTTCCTCGATTAGATATCTCCCATTGGGCATATCTTTTCCGTTGTTCCCAATCAGCATTTCTGCCAACCAAACTAAAGTTAGCAGTGCCTGTGCGTTGTTCAATATGATTACCTGTCATTTCAGGATAATTTATTCTATACAAATACTCTTTTAAGAACTCATACTGTTCTGTTGACAGTGTCCAATCGTTCTTTTTGACTTCTTTTGTGTCTTCAAACACATGATTTCCGCTACAATGATACACCCTTGCAAAGCTTAAAGTGAGGCTTAAACCGATCTGTTCTACAGTTTTTTCTCTGTCACTACCAGTCACAATCATGCATTTATTACCACGCATTATAAAGTCTTTCATAAAGTATTCAAACTCTACATTAATAGGTTTACGTGCATCAGTAAGTGTACCATCTACATCAAAAAGGAAGGTCGTCATCGAATTTTTCTTTCATTTCTTCTGGATACCAGTTGTGCATAAGGTCAACAGGTAAACTGTATGATAGTTTCTTTTGCCAGTTATTTTTAAGGTCATCATATGAATGAGTAAGTGTTACAGTATTAGCACTAGATGAATTAATTAATGGAGCTTCTGTGGTCATCCATTCTACAAAGTCATCATCTCCTTTATAACCTTTATTATTATAATTGTCTATACTTATTGTATAAGATGAATCATCGTCAGTCATTGTTGCTCCTGTATAATTTATAAAAAACATCTATAGGTAAAATTTTTCGTGTAAGTAGATGTTGAGGGTGTGAACCAAATTTTTGACCAAATTGTTTTTTAACGAATGTTGTTTTAGATGGAAATCCTGTATCTGGAAAATTCGTTTGTTCGCATCCACACCAATTACATTCTTTCCCTACTTCAGTGCTAATTACATCATTCTCTTTTTTACAATAGTGATCCCAAAACTCTATATTACTTTGCATCAACAAACTCCGTATCTGTACTAAATGTTGTAAATCCGCCTTCTTTAATAACTTGCAGTATTGTATTGACACGCCCTACTAGTTCATCTCTGTGTGAGATAAGAAAGATATTCTTATTACGTTCACGTTCTATCTTTTTAAGTACACCTAATGCACCATCAACACCATTGGTATCCATACCACTGTCGATAAGCTCGTCAATTGCTAAGAAGTTTACAGGAGTATTCATACTTTCAAATACATCTCTAAACGCCCAACTAAGTCCAAGTATCAGTCTATTGCGTTCTCCTCTGCTCAAGTTATCAAAGTCTAAGTCTCTGCCTAGTTCTGTTATCTCAACTGTAAGGTCAGGTTGGAAAGCAACTTCATGTGGTAGTCCTAACTTAGTCAGATAGTATGCTAGTCTACTGTTTAGGTATTGTAAATTCTGTTCAATGATACGTTTTCTAATAAAGCTGTCTTTGTTTGTTAACAGTTTGTACAAAAAGTCTTGGTGATCTTTGAGTATATTGAAATCATTCATTGATTCCCATTCAACTTCTTGCACACCAGTATCTCTGAGAGTATCTATTTGTTCTTGATACGTATCATCTTCTGTTTGTTTTCTCTCAACATCAGTTTGTAAATTGTTTAGTGTGTTTTGATGTTCAAGTGCTTCTTGTAGTGTATTATAATGTGTGACTGGCATATGACCTAACTCACCGAGATCGTCGATAGCCTGTTGCCACTCTTGTTGCTTTTCGTTATTAGCTAGCACATGATTACGTGCTTCTCCTAACTGTTCTTCTTTATCTGATAGAATACTAGTTTGTTTTTCGTCATGTATGTCTTGTCCACAACTATGACACTTGTGATCTTTAAGAGAAATAATCTCTTTTTCTAACTTACCAATTAATCTATCTTGTTTTAGATTATCAGACTGAATACTTGATTTCCACTTTTCAGCTTGATCATACAAATTCTTTTTTTCTAAATAATCAGCTAGTAATGCATGATTATCTAACTCAGTTTTAATATCAATTTTTTCTAGTGTGTTTATCTTTTGTTGGATACTTTGGATATCAGACGTTTGTTTATCTCTCCAGATTTTCTGCCTGCGTTCCAAATCACTAATACTTTTCTCAATTCTGGAATTTGCTTCTTCAACTGCTTTAATTCGATACTCTTCTTCTTTAATTGCATCTTTAGTTAACCTTTGCTGTTCTTTAAGAACCTCTGCTTTCTCACTGAGCATAGTTATTCCTAACAGTTGCTCTATAATTGCCCTTTGATCGTTAGCTTTCATACTGAGAAAAGGTTCTGTATATGTGTTAAGTGCAACAATGTGTTTGAACATGTCATGACTCATTCCGAATAATTTTTCGATTTGTGCTTGAGTCTGACGATTTTCACCTTGTGCTTCGTCTTCATCAACATTTTGTTCGTTGACATAGTATTTAAGCACATTGGGTTTTCTACCACGTTCAATGCGATAATTTGTGCCATCCACAGCAAAATCCAGCGTTACCATCATACTTTTGCCATTGGTCTTGTTTACAAGATTATCTTTGCGTATATTAGTAAGTGCATTACCATATATAGCATAACTGAGTGCATTAATGATAGTGGTCTTGCCAGTACCATTACGACTACCATCTCCTCCTAAGTCCAAGTTGTTACCTAGTACTAGTGTGAGACCGTTGTCAGTAAAACGCACAGCTTGCGTTACATTACCAACACTCATAAAGTTTTTTACGGTTAAGTCTTTTAATGTTATCATAGAGAGTTATATATATCCACTAGAATCTTTTTATCAATCATATCGCTGTCCACAGCATTTAAACTATTATACACTATTTGGTCAACATTTTCAACCTCAATATCGTCTACTACTTTCCAGTCTTGTGCATGTTCTTCTTTTTTGCTAGGCATCAGTGTTATTTCTCTTACACTGTACTGCTGGCTGAAAGTTTCTTTAATAAAGCTAGCTTCTTCGTAACTGATATTAATATCCAGTGTAGCTCTGCAATAGGTTTTACTATTGAGTATTCTGTCAGGTTCGTCGATTAATCTACTCAAAGGCACAGTTCTATATCTTGGCCCATCAAAGTCAATATACTCAGGCGTGCCTCCCCAAGTTAGTTTCATCATACCTCTATCGTCGTCCCATGTGTCAGCATAGTTATGACCAAAAGGGCTACCCAAATAATGTACGTTACCTTTGTTTTGTCTTTTGTGAAAGTGTCCAGTAAACACGTATTCGGGTGTAAGCAAATGTTCAGCATTGATACCGCCGTGATCTGGCATCTCCACCATTGCGTTCATTTTAAAGTAAGGAAGTTCAAAGTGTCCAAACATATATCTACATTTTGTTTTCTGTAGTGTTTTCCACTCGTCTCCCACTAGCCAAGGAATAAGTGCAACATCATCTTTTACAAGTGCATCTTCTACTAGTGTTACATTTTCAAATAGTCCTGCATAAGGCAAACTGTTTAGATCACGTTTTTCTCTGTAGTATAAATCATGGTTGCCCATAATCATATACACATGTTCAAATGCACGGCTGAGTTTGCCTACATTTTCTACACTGTGATTGAGTGTGCTTACATTTACACTAGCTCTGTGGTGATGCCAATCTCCTAAGAATATACAAGTTTCACAATCTTTGCTTTGCTCAACGAACCAATCAACAAACTCACTACAATCTTTGTTGTGTTGTTTGCTGTTGTTTTTATTGCCAAAGTGAATATCTGTAAAACAAGCGGCTTGTTTAAAAAATGTCATGACTTTCCGTTCATAGAAGTTATACTTCTATTATAATAGCTTCTGATATATGTGATGTCAACCTAAACGTTAAACCCGTGTTCTTTGCGTTCTTTGTCTGCTTGTTCGTCCCACTTAGCACGTTCTGCCATTTCGTGTTCGATTTGTCTTGTCCAACTTGGCATTTGGCCATTTTCTTGTAGTAGGTCGTCTCTGATGTTTTGGTTTCGTTTTTCTAAGTTTAGTACTCTGGTAAAACTATTTGTTACTGCGGCTGTATAGTACGCAAATGGATTTTGACTTTTTAGTTCGTTGAACTGCAATCCAATTTGTGATAACTGTAACAGTGCATGACTACGCATTTCATCTACATAAGTGTATCCACGCCAATTGCTACGCATACTGTAACGTTCACACAGTTTAATGTACATCTTAGCTAGGTTGTTTGTAATAGTACCATGCTGTGTATTAAATTTACCGTTGTCTAGTCCACCTTCCCAATGACTACGCAACACTTCTCGCATCTCGCCATTCACATTAGCATAATGTTGAAAGGGAGGAAAGTTACATTTTGCATGATGATCAGCTACCGTTTTTGGTTTGCTTTTACGTCCTGGCTCTAACGGCACATGATCAAATGTCATCAATCTAAATATTAAACTTTTTTCGTCTATGTCCGCTGGATCAACTTTATAATTTACTTGTTTTGGTTTTTGGCTTGCTTTTCTTGCAGTTTCATTATACCATTCGTAGTAAGCAGTTTCATATGCTATTCCACTTAGCTGATGTGCTCTATTTTCTTTTGCTAGTTGAATTATTTCTGGATTTTTAATTTCTTCGATATCTTCTACTATAACATCAAATCTAGTGTAATCATCGTCGACTACACTGCAATAGCTTAATTTACTTTTGTGTATTTCTTTAAGCATGTCTTTATTATTAAGATATTTTTGTTTTCTCATTATACTTCCTTACTTTTTAATAGTATATGTTCAAATACCCAATGTGTCAATAACTACGCATAGATTACAACAATAAATATAACTATAGGAGAATCAAATGAGGTATACACAACTTAACGAAGATATCGCAAAAGATATTGCTGTGTTTTATGGTGGCAGATTCCAGCCTATGCATAAAGGTCATCACAAAGTTTATATGGACTTAGTAGAGCAATTTGGCTCCGACAATGTATTTATCGCTACTACAGTTAGCAAAACTGCAACAGCAGAACGTGATCCATTTAGCTTTGATGAAAAAAAGATGATTATGAATACTATGTTTGGAATACCAGAAAAA